AAGATCCACAAGGCAACGTTTGGTGTCGTACATTCTCACCTAGCAATAACGGTTGGGTACATGTAGATACAATTGAAGTGGAAGAGACTTATAAATAAGGTACCTTGTTTATATATAATATTATGATTTTAAAATTTTAAATTTTCAAATAAATTATTAATGACAAATTATAAAATTATTTGGTACAATTTAATTGATAATAATACATGGAGGTGAATTTTAGTTGGGGATAATTAATGTGATTGGTAAGATTGCTAGTACATTGTTAAATGATTTTGAGAAGTTTGCTGATGAAGCTACAGAAAAATATTATAAAGAGTGTAAAAAATTAGATAACGATAAACTTTTTGAAATGCTTGACAGTGGTAAACTTAACAGCAGACAAACTGGTGCTATTGAATCCGTTCTAAGTGAACGTGGAGCTTTATAATACTAAAAAAAGGGGAAATAGAAATGTTTGGAAAAAAAGATCCTAATAAAAGTCCGAGAGAAACAAATGGTCCAGTAGTTAGAAAAGGTCCTACTTCTGGTCAAAATAGAAGTAGAACTTCTAGTGGTCAATGGAGAAGAAAAAGAAGTGACGCTGGTAGTACAAGAGGTCCGAGAGGATAGCAAAAATATATCAATTTAAAAAGGTGGTTGAGAAGTGACCACCTTTTTATTTTTGTGGTAATTGTAGAGCATTCCAACTGACTTGAGTATTAACCCAAGGATAAGAGAGTTCTAAGTAAATAGGAAAATTTTGATTGATAATAACATTTTTCCTAGTTAATGAATGTGTATAGGATATATTAAGTTTTAAATTTAGTTTTATTGAACTTTCATTTTTAACTTTATTTGCTTTCTCTTCCATTGAAAGACTTGGATTTAAACGGTCAATAAAATTTTTCATGTATATATTATATCCATCTATAATCATCCAAATAAAGCTAGGCAGAGTTATATTTATTTCTCCTTC